GGCGCGCTTGACCGTAAACATGCCGCTCCTGCCGAAGTCCTGAATCCAATGTCACTCATCGATAAGATTGCTAAAGGAGGTCCCGGCGGAATATATGCGGAACATGTGATTCCTGGTTCTGTTGGTGCAATTGCGCCAGCAAAACCTATGGCAGAGATTGGTGTTACCGGTCTTTTGCGTACACGTGGAACTGGATATATTTATGAGGAATTTCTAAATAATCTATCTACCTACCGTCAGCGTTATGTTTACCGCGAGATGCGGGACAATGATGCGGTTATCGGAAGCATGTTCTTCGCGCTGGAGATGATCCTGCGCAAAGCTGAATGGCGCGTAGATCCGGCACCCGGCAAGAAGGGGCAACAATACGCCGAGTTCGTCCACAGCTGCATGGAAGACTGCTCACATACGTGGGAGGATTTCATCGCGGAGAACGTGAGCATGTTCGCGTTCGGTTTCAGCCTGTTCGAGACAGTGTACAAGCGCCGTCAGGGTGCAGACGGGCGTAAAGCGAGCCGGTTCGACGACGGGCTCATCGGTTGGCGCAAGATGGCACCCCGCGCGCAGGAAAGCATACTCTATTGGATATGGGACGATGCGGGTGGCCTTCAGGGCGCGGTGCAGCTCGCTGCGCCCGACTACCACACGGTCCCGATACCCATCGAGAAGCTGCTTCTGTTCCGTACTACGTCGCTGAAGAACAATCCTGAAGGTCGTAGTGTCCTCCGCAATGTTTACAGGAGTTGGTTCTTCAAAAGACGAATCGAGGAGGTTGAGGGCATCGGGATCGAGCGCGACCTCTGCGGTATACCCGTCTTGTACGCGTCCGCCGAAGCGCTTGAGGCAATGGGCGGTACGCAGGCCGCTCAGCAACTCGTCACGAATATCCGCATGGACGATCAGATGGGCGTTATCCTGCCGCTCGCCTACGACGATAACAAGAACCCGCTTGTGAAGCTGGAGCTGCTGAAGTCGGGAGGCGCGAAGCAGACGAACGCGGGCGAGACGATATCACGTTATAACGCCGATATCCTCAACACAATGCTTGCGGGCTTCGTGCAGTTCGGCCAGACGCCAACGGGATCGCGGTCGCTCCACATGAGCGCGACGCAGATATTCAGCCTGGCCATCGGCGCTTTTATGGACAGCATCGCAGCTGTGATGAACCGCATCGCGATTCCGCGCCTGATGCAGCTTAACAAAATGGATTTGAAGTACGCGCCGAAGCTCATGGCAGGCGAGATAGGCGTGCGCGACCTGGAGGAGCTCAGCACGTTCGTGCAGCAGCTCAGCATGGCTGGCCTAACTTTCATAGACAAGCCGACGCAGGATGCCATCCGCAAGGTAGGACGCTTGCCTCCGTTGCCGGACGATAATGAGGACAACGTGCCGCCTGTACCCGATGCGTCGAATCCGCATAATCAGGTAGGTCAGTTGCCCGATCCGGTTAAGGGAGCTCCGCCGAAGGACAACCCGAATCTCGATCAGCCGGGCGTGAAAGATGTTCCCGGCGCGGTGCCGGGTGTGCCCCGCACACGCGCCACTGGAAATACGCCGTAGAAACGCGCAGGACGTGTCCATAGTCGTACGCCGCGTACTTACGTCGTTTTAACCGTTCGGATGCGCTGTGTCGCGCTGTGGCACGAATAATAAGCACTCTGAAAGAGAACATTTATGCCAATCGTGTCTATCCTCGTCACACTCGTAGTGATCGGTGTGATTTTATACCTCGTTAACACCTACGTGCCGATGGCTCCGCCGATCAAGACGATCATTAACATCGTCGCGGTACTGCTCGTATGTATATGGCTGCTGGATGTGTTCGGCGTTATGAACTACACGCTGCCGATGCATAGTGTCCGGTGAATTCAGGAAAACATGAAATACAGGGTTTGGATTGACTACAAAGACGGCACGCACAAAGAAGAATCGGGCTTAACTTATGAGGCAGGTTTGGCATTACGGGCCGAATGGGAAGCACTTGGCCCTTGGGAAGATGCTGGCGTAGGACTGATCGGGCCGTTAACGGAGTAACTGTACTTAGGTATATAAGTCCCTAATGATACGAAGCGTCTTATCCACGGTCGCATTGGTGTGCCTGTTGGTCGTGCCTTGCATGAGTGCATCCAAGGTCGATGACGCGCTTGCGGCAGCTCTGGCGCAGAACAAGGCATTGACGCTGACTAACGAGGCGCTGACCAAAGCCTTGGCGGCGAACGCGGCGAATAACAGCAGTGCCAATCGTCAGCGCGCAGGCGCAGCGAACACAGCCAGCGTCAATGAAGTTGCCGCGCAGCAGGCCGTGAGCGACCAGAAGGAGACGTCCGTCAGAGTCGAGACGAAGACCGACGCCGCCATCGCCACGGCAGCTGCCGCGAAGACTGCCGCCGACTCCGCCGCGACCGCCGGGGACAGGAACACGAATCTGATATACATGTGGGGCGCGCTGGGCATCATCGTGCCATCGTTCCTGAAGTTCTTGTCCGACGGTCGGATGCTGAGGTGGCAGGAGACCATCGCCAGTCTGGCGGCGGAACACCAGGCCGACGTGCTCGGTAAGCTCAATAAAGCAGCGGAGGATACAGCCGTGTTGAAGACGCAGACCAACGGCATGAGCAATAAACTCCAGGAACTGGCGATGTCCGCCGGACACTCACAGGGGATGCTCGACGCGCAGAGCGACTCCGTGCGGACCGGGGACAGATGACGCCGATACACGACTGGTGGCATCATGTCATTCACGTCCTCGGCGCGTACCCCAGGCTAAGGGGTATGCGCATATCGGTATCTGTTATGGGCGTGGTTGCGTTCGCGCTGGCGAACATAGCGATGCAGGTATCGACGCCGAACGACGTAAGTTGGGTTGAGCATCTTACGCTGGAGGGTGGTCTCATAGTCGCGGTTGGCGTGTTGTGGCGCGCTCTCGTCAAAAAGGATGACCAGCTCATGCAGAGCGTGCGCATCGCTACGGAGGCGCTGTCTGCGAATGCAGCCTCGAATATGGAGCTACGTAAGATCATAGAGGAGTTAGTTAGGTCGAAGGCCGATCTGGCCGAGGCAGTCGATAAACTTACGTCGTATATCGGCCACGAACGGAAAGTGTAGGGGCGATACTGCTGAGCGACGAAGTAGTTAAATGCATTGAAAGGAAAATTACTATGCCGACATTGGGAGCGATGCTGTTGGGCGATGTGTGCAAAGACGACACGGATTCTTTGCAGGATCTGAGCGACCGCGAGGTCAAGGACGCGCCGGGCTACCGGACGAAGTCGAAGCGCAAGAGGAAGTCGATCACGCTGGGCAAAGGCGTTAGCCTCGCGCCGAAAGGCGGGAAAGCGTACAACAAGGCAGCGGAGAACGCGCGCCAAAAAACCAATTTCGCAGTCAAGACCGATACTTCGGGTGCGCATATGAAGGCAGCAACCGCGCATACAGAAGCTGCGAAGGAGTCAGCGAAGGACGGCAATTTCGGTTTGAAGCGGGAACATGAAGAGCAAGCTGCTGCGCATACCGCATCTGCATTACGACGTCCGGCATCCCGTCGCGTTACATAAAAATGCCCGTTACGTTCATTAAAGCAATACCAGAAGGTCCGGTGCAGGATGCCGCGTCGCAGATGGAGCCGATGCTGCGCGCCGCATTTCTCGCTGCCGTCGATGCAACCAAGGGGACGATAGCCGAAGACGATTTGGCGAAAGCGTTGGAGACGGGCGACGTCAACCGCGTACTGGCTGTTCTCGCGTTGGACAAGAACATGGTTGCAGCGCTGAACGGAACCGGTATACCGGATGGCGTTGAGTCACTGCGATCTGCGTTGCAGGCGACTGCAGTATCCGGCGGTATCGCCGCGGTAGATGCGCTACCGTCCCGCGTGAGTGTCGGACTGAGTTTCGACCTCAAGAGCCTTGACGCGCAGTCGTTTCTTGAGGGTTATGCGTTCCCGCTGATACGCGAGATATCCGATAACACTCGCGAGGGCATACGCGGCGTCGTCCTGGATGCGTTCAAAGAGGGCGGACACCCATTCGAGCAGGCTCGCCGTATACGCGACATGATCGGGCTCACGGCGAACCAGAATGATGCAGTGATGAACTACCGCGCAGCGCTCATGGATACCGGGTCCGCGCTGCGCGACTCGCTGACGCGTTCGTTGCGCGACGGGCGGTTCGACCCGACGATACTGCGTGCCGCGCGTAATAATGCTTCGCTCACGCAGATTCAGGTGGACAAGATGACTGGCAGATACTACGAGCGCTTCATCAACTATCGCGCCAAGAACATTGCGCGTACCGAGTCACTTCGCGCCAGCAATCAGGGACAGCGCGCCGCCTGGGGTCAGGCGGTGAAGCAAGGATATTTGCCGAAAGACCAGGAGCGCGAATGGGAGGTGAGTGGAGATGAGGCAACTTGCCCGATCTGCTCTGCTCTTGACGGCGAGGTGCGCGGGCTTGATGAGGAATTTGATGACGGTATTATGGACCCGCCGGACCCTCACCCGTCATGCTTGTTAGGCAGTACGCCTGCGACGGCGAAGGATATTGTAGGCATTTCGGAACGCCAATACGATGGCGTTATCGTCGTCATCAGGACCGCCTCTGGCAAGGAGATCTCCTGTACTCCGAATCATCCTGTACTCACGGATCGAGGATGGTGTGCGGCGGGATTTCTTGACATAGGCAATGATGTTGTCAGCTGCATTGGATACCCAGTTGGGATCGAACATGGTCAGCATACGCGCGTCGGTGTAGATATGCACCATCAGGACGTGCCAATCGCTATCGAGCATATAGCGGATGCGTTCCGGCGTTCGTCTCATGTGCTGCGGCATCCAGTGCCAATTGCCGCAGAAGATTTCCACGGCGACGGGATGCGCGGCGATATCGCAGTTGTATATGCCAAGCGCCTTCTGGGGTATGAAAGGGAATCCGCGCTTCGTAAGCTCTTTGTAGATCGCGGACTCGTAAGTGCTTTGCCTGTGCCCGTTGGATTCCTTCGTCAACGCGGTTTTATTTTTGGTGTCGGAGCTTACTTTCGTGCCGCGTATAGCATCATGCGCGGCTTGAGCCCAGCGTTTGCGTTGTCCGGCGCTGGATTGTTTCATGCGCAGGAACATGGACTCGCTTCCTCCACGTGGTTGAATACCTTTGTTGATAAGTCGGGTGCATATACTGTTGCGCGCGATAGAGAAGTACTTAGCGAGCCTAAGCACAGACCACCCGGATCGGTACTTCTTGATAGGGTCGTTTATCGGGATGTCTGTTCGTTTAGCGGCCAAGTGTTTAATATCCAGACAGCCTCGCAGGAATACGAGGCTAATGGCATTATAACTCATAACTGTCGTTGTACTACCAAGTTGGTGTTCGCCCGTGCTGCATGATGCGTACTTAAAGGACTTTGATGATCGACAAGCTGATGCTCGATATGGACCGGTGCGATGTAGAGATAGAGCGTGCGACGTCGGAGGTCATGAAGTCCGTCGAGACCGGCGGCGCGTGGCTCGGATTGCACGACTGGTTGTGGGAGCGCCGCATCATAGTCGCGCAAATGGAAAAGCTCCGTAGTGACCAGCAACAACTTCGGGCGATGTTTCCGTGATGTCGGAGTAGAGGCGATGTTCGTGGAGCATCCGGTCAGCAAGTAGGTCAAGTTCCTGCGCGCGATACCTTAACGGTGTCACAAAGCGTGCGGGACAGAAAGAACAAACGAATGCATTCACCAATGAGTTTCGGAGACGCAATCGCTACGTTGAAGTCCGGCGGACGTGTGCAGCGCATCGGATGGAACGGCAAGCATATGTGGCTTGAGCTTCAAGTGCCGGATGCGCACTCGAAGATGACGCTGCCGTATATCTACATGAGCACGGTGACAGGTGATCTGGTGCCTTGGCTCGCGTCGCAGACCGATATACTTGCCGATGACTGGTGCCAGATAGGCCAGTAGTCATGCAGATGATTCCGGTCAAGTCATCCAACATCCACAGTATCGGCTACGAGGATGGCAAGCTCAAGGTGCAGTTCCGTAACGGCAGTGAGTATGAGTACCTGGGCGTCACCGAAGCCGAGCATGCCGAGTTCATGGACGCTGAGTCCAAAGGGCGCTGGTTGAACCAGTTCATAGCGCAGCGCGCCGGAATAGTACGGACGAAGCCGCCTGAAGCCAGACCTGTGAAAGCAGATCAGTCCGTGAAGGCGGAATCAAAGCCGAGCCAGGCATCGTTCGCAGGCGGCGTCATGAGATCACAGTTGAACCGAATGTCCAGGACTGTTACGTTCCGCGTAGCAAAATAGTTTCTAGTAAAATGCCCACACTCGCCATAATGCTGATGCTCGACGCAGTGAGCAAGTCCACGCCTTCGATAGGTATGGTTCACCGCGACCAGCCATTGAAGGTCAGGCGCAAGGATGATCCCGGCACAGATCCGATGAACCCCGATACAGTCGAGCCTGGTCTTGAGGAAGGTATACAAGACCCGTTCGACTACCGTGACCTCAACGAGGACAATCTGCCGAAGGAGAAGGACGACAAGAAGGACGATGATCCCGGTACGCAGGACGTAGACCCGCCGAACCAGAGCGCGGTGGACATCGGACCGCTTGACGTCATCGTGCCACAGGACAGCTTCGGCCCAATTGAGAAGCGCATCAGCGGCAACAGCCAGATCCGCCTTAACGTTGAGGGGCGTAAACTCGCGAACAAGCTCGCTGACCGCATTGCCGCTAAGGGCTGCCTTGACGTCATATACAGTTCCACGCTGCCGCGCGGAATCGAGACCGTCGAGCCGATACTGAAGGCATGTCCAACCACGAAGTATGCCGGACCGCAGCCAGACTTGTGCCCGTGGAAATTAGGCGTATACGAAGGTAAGGAACCTGATGACGTCAAGAGCCAGATAGTCTACTTTATAGAGCACCCGGATGAAGTGCCCCCCGGCAAAGGCGCTGACGGGGAACCGGCGGAGTCGTTCAACGACGCCAAGAGGCGCCAGCTCGGATTCTTTCGGAAAGTATACGAGGACTACACGAGCGATCCGACGCTCAAGATAGGCGTGCAGACGCACAGCCGCGGGCAGGAGCTCCTCATGGCGTGGGTCGACGCCGACTGCCCGGACGACTACGATCTCGACGAGAAGGATGTAATACATCCCGACGACCAACCGCATGCCACGATGATGCGGTGGCACAAAGACGATATCAAGGACATCGATCTCGATTCCGATGACCCGCTGAAGCCGGGCGTCTACCTGATCCTGCACAGCCTCACGGACGATGACACCGACGGCGGCAACCCGGAGCTTGAGAAGTATGACGCCGATCAACCTCGCGACGATCATGGAAGGTTCGGCAGCGCGCAGATTCAGTTGGGTATCGCGCAGGACGAGCATGACAGGCTAAAAGAGCATCCGGGGCGTGAGGACGACAATGCGAGCGCGGCGGCCAAGAGCAACTTTAGTCGTGGCGTATATGCGCTCGGCGATAAAGTACGCGCGCTCGCCGCGAAACCCGCGTTTAACGTCAAGATCAACCGTTCGGGCGACAAGGCACGACCGGTGATAATGAACCACATCGCGCGGGGAGATAAAGCGCGCGCGGATGCGGTACGCGACCCGGAGGGCGGTGCGTGGAAGATGGACATGGCGCTGAGCCATTACCATGATGCGATCCTTACGGCGGGCCGTGTGCTCGGTTCCAAGTGGGTGGGCAAGGCTGACTATAAGCCGGGCAAAGACATGCACGGCACTCAAGTTTTGTACCACGGTACGAGCGCGCCTCTGTTCGCATATTTCAATGATGGTCTTGTGTATCTCGCTGCCGACCCAAAAGAGACAAAAGTATTTGCAGAGAATCCGATAGCAGGCGGGGGACGCGGTGTCGGACCTTCACGCACGCTGACGGTCGTTGCAGCAGGGGGCACGCGTAAGGACATAAGCTCCGAGGTTGATGACGCACTGGTTAATGACGAAGACGTGGATGAAGTTATCGGACGTGAGGCCGACAAGGCACGAGCTGAAGGCCATTCATATGTCACGTTCAATCATCCAAGTGGAGTCGAGGGCCGTGATGAGTTTCAGGCCATCGTCAGCTTAAACCCGAAGAAGGACCTCAAGATATCAGGCAACGATACCGGCGACGGCAAATGGGTGACGATGAACGGACGTCACGTTCTGCTTAAATCTGACATAGCCAAGCGCATGTACATGCCGCCCATTGAAGTGCATCGTGCCGCGAAATCCGCCATCGACTCCGGCGTGAGCGTGCTCGACATAACGTACCCGCTGGCGGAGAGCCGCGGGCTGCCGCTCGACCACGTCCAGATGATCGCGGACTTCTTCGCGGCGAGCGAGAGCGCTACCGCGCCGCCCATGACGCGCAACGCCTATGGCGGCATCAACGCGGTCAAGTGGGCAGCGAAGGTCATCGCCAAGGCGCACAAGGAATATTCAAGTTGGTACGGTTGCGATTTGGACGGTACGCTTTGTAAGCCTGCCGAGTCCTACGATGGCACCGCGATAGGTGCGCCTATCAAGACGATGATCGACAAGGTCAAGAGCCTGATCGCATGCGGTAAAGAGGTCCGCATATTCACGGCATGCATCGCCGACGATGTCGATGGTAAGAAGGAAGCCGCGATCAAAGCATGGTGCAAGACCCATATCGGGCGCGAGCTTCCTGTAACGAACGAGAAAGACCCCGGCATGGTTGCGTTGTGGGACGACCGTGCGCATAACGCCGATGAAATAAACAAGGCAGGCTCCGGCGTCATGGTCGCATTCATGCTCGATGCGGCAACTGCTGACAAGCTGAAAGTACCTGGCGGCGAAGACCCGAAGGACATGCATGTAACGCTCGCCTACCTCGGCAAATTGGACACGCTCGACATGTCTACGCTGCCAGGGCTTGAGCAGGCGATCAAAAGCTATGCGGCAATGCATGCGCCCGTCACCGGCACGATAGACGGTCCGATACGCTTCAGCGCGAAGCCGCAGACCGAGGGGCGCGATGTATGCGTGGCTGCATTGTGTAACGTTGGTATCCAGGAGTTCCGTGCAGGACTGGTCGATGCGATCAAAGGCGCTGGCGTCGAAGTACCCCGCGTGTTCGACTACCGCCCGCACGTCTGCATCAAGTACATCCCGACCGACGCCGACATGCCGGTGCAGCGCATCGCGCCGATGCCGGTGACGTTCAACGCGATTACATTGAGCGTAGGCGGTGCGCGCAAGACTTACCCGCTGTCGGGGACGGTGGTGAAGTATTCGCCCGATCAGCCGCGCGCGGACAATGGTGAATTCGGATCGGGATCGGGCACGCGCGCTAAGGCCAGCGACCGTGTTGAGCGCGCGCGTAAGAGTGCAGTGCTGATCGGCACTAAGGAGCAGCGCCAGGCAGAGGGCGTCGAAGCGAAGTTCGCTAAGGCAATTGGCGTGCCGCAGACCAAAGACAACAATGCGTTCGATTTACGCAACGATGCTGTAGGTATTGAACTGAAGACGCTTCTGTCCAACAGCAACGATAAAATAACCATGAATAAATACGCCATCGGGCGTAAGGTAGCCGAGCAGCGTGCGGATAACTTGAAGGTGTTCACGGTTGTAGCGGATATGCGCGGGCGATCCAATGCGGCATATTACGTGCGCGAAGGAGTAGGCAGCTTCCGGTTGGGTAGCATGACGAAGGTGACACTGTCGCAGTTGAAGGACAAGGTCAGGAACGTATAACGCACGGCATGATGACGCTCGAAGGTGCCGCGTTTCGCGCGGCATATGACCGCAACCGCGCGTAGTGACAAAGGAACAAAATGGGAATGTACGTCAGCAACGGCAAAACAGAGCTCGGGCAGTTCGCGAGCAACCACGGTTATAGCGATTTGATAGCCGCCGCTTGCCAGTCCCCGTCGCTGAAGATGTTCTTCGCAGCAGCGAGCGCGGATGGTAAGGATGTAGTGGAGCACGTATGTACCGAGCTTCGAGCGTTGAAGGCTCCTAAGGATGTAAAGTCCACCGCCGACGGACTCGCGGATATGATCGACGGCGAGGATCTGGTATTTATCACCAACGGTACGCACGACGGTGACGATAAGAATAAAGCCTTCGGAGATGATGGTTACTCTGGCGACGATAACAATGATATTCCCGAAGAGTCTGAGGATGCGGATGCGGACAAGTTCGAGATACGCGGCAGCGTCGTCAAGCTGGCGGGCGACAAGCATCTCGTGTTCGGCTGGTTCTCAATCGTGAGCATCGGTGACAAGGTTATCGAGGACACCCAGGGCGACATGATCACCCCCGAGACCATCGAGTCCGCCTGCTACGACTTCGTCCTCAACGCGCGCAAGGGTGGCGAGATGCATGAGTCGAGCAATGACGGTGAGGTGCGTGGCGTCGGCCAGCTCGTGGAGTCCGTCGTGTTCACGCGCGAGAAGCAGCAGGCGATGGTCGCGTCGCTGCACGCTCAAGGCATCACGGACGCAGTCATATCGCTCGGGTGCGTGGCGTGGTGGGGAGGCATGTACATCCACGACAACGACACATGGGACAAGGTCACGTCCGGCGAACTGCGTGCCTGGTCCATAGGTGGGAAGGGGAAGCGTGCTGCGGTATAAAAATGTAAAATGTTTATTATGCGCGTCCTTCTGTGCCAACTTGATGGTGAGTTCCCTAATCACGCGCTGATGCGTGTTGCCGTTCATCACCGTGAACGCGGTGATGATGTTGAGCTTAGGCACATAGGCAACGTACAGGCCGCGTCACGCCGTTTGTTAGACGACTTCGGTGCTGTGTACGCCAGCGCTGTGTTTGAGTGGTCTCGGCCAGTCGCTGCGCGTATCCTTGAAATTTATCCCCATGCCTTTATTGGCGGTCCTGGTTGGGATGATATACCTGATGCCGCCGGAAAACTAGTAAGCATCGCGACACGGTTAAAGACGGCGTCTGTGACGAGCCTGGAAGGTGTTGGTATAACCACCGCTAAAAAGGATTACAGCTTTTGGCCTTTGTTCAAGGAGTCAATAGGTTTCACGATGCGCGGCTGCCGCATGTCGTGCGGCTTCTGCAAGGTACCTGTCATCGAAGGCAAGGCGCACGCCGACGAGACTATACACAACATATGGCGCGGCGACCCGTATCCGAAGCATCTGATACTTTGGGACAACGACACGTTCGGTTCACCTAACTGGCGTCAGGAGTTCGCGTCCATACGCGACGGCGGTTTCAAGGTCAGCTTCAACCAGGGTGTAAATGCGCGGCTGATGAATGACGAGAATGCCGAGGCGCTCGCGTCGATGCCGTGCTACAACGCCAAGTTTACGGACAAGCGTTGGTACACAGCTTGGGACAACAAAGATGATGAGGAGATACTGTTTCGCGGTCTGAACAGGTTGGTGAGGTACGGGGTCAAGCCGTACCAGATCATGGTGTACATGCTTATCGGATACTGGCCCGGCGAATCGCATGAGGACCGCGAGCAGCGGCGAAATAAGCTTTTGGACTTCGGCGTGCTTCCGTATCCGATGGTATACCGCAAGAACCCGAACCAAAGAGAGTTGAGCAGATACGCGCGCTGGGTCATCCGCAGGCTCTACAAGGTATGTTCGTGGGAAGATTACAAGCCTGAGACGTGTGGTAAAGAGTTGCGCGATCCTTTTGGGCTACGCGCAGCGGTGTAATCTGTGATACGATTCTTTTAGCCGACCGGCGCCCGACGCGACTAAGGATGTAAAGTCCACCGCCGATGGACTCGCGGATATGATCGACGGCGAGGATCTGGTATTTATCACCAACGGTACGCACGACGGTGACGATAAGAATAGAAGAAAGCGGCTACGCGCATGACGGGAGTATGATACGATTGTTTTAGCCGTTTCGGCGCTCGACACAAAGTGTTTCGCGCGAAGCCGTTCACGGTTATATCGTACAGCTACGCCTGTTAGCGCATAATCGGCCCAGAACGCGTTCACGACGTCTAAACAGAGCTAACACGCGGCGGACGGCGGCGGATCGCACAGACGATTATGCGCTAAACAGTTGGATCTCCTTGAGTGTGTACAGGCCAACCGGGAATCGTTCGCAGCACTTGCCGTTGCAGCCGGTCATATGCCGTCCGGGTTGGGGTCTGTTTTTGGTGTTAGACGTTCAATCTCACATGCCAGCATATGCAGGCGCGAGAAGTAGCCGAGTTTACGATATACATCCTTTGCCCCGTTGGCTAACTGCGACGGCTTCAGTTTAAGCGCGCGGCATATCTCGCGCCCGGTGCGCACCGACAGTAATTGATCGCGTAATCGGCGTTGATGCGGCGTGAGGATTACGGTGTGCGGTTTCATTTGAACATGTGAAAGGATTATACGACTTATGCCGAATGAGCTCCAGCATCTCCAGGTGAAAGAAGTCAGCCTTGTTGACGCGCCCGCAAATTCCTCCACGTCCGAGGACGGCATTCGTAACCCGCACGCCCGAGTGGCATTGTGGAAGCGTGACGGAGCGACTGAAGAGGACGTCGACCTGATGAAGGCCCTTGAGGGCAAGTCGTACGGCGGCGTAGTGTTTCCTAAGTCCGACTTTGCATACACGCCATCTGAAAAGTCCAGCGAGTGGAAGCTGAGACTCACGGCCACGCCTGGCGGGAAGCCGGACGCGAAGATCGTGGGCGCAGCGGTCGCCGCGCTGGGAAAAGGATTTCGAGGCAAGCGAGCACAGATACCGGACGCCGACAGACCTGCTGTTGTCGCTCGGGTGCGAGCGGCATGGAAGCAGGCGAACCCCGACAGAGGCGGAGAAGAACTGCCCGACGTCTTAAAAGGAGAATTATCAACGATGCCGATGACACTGGAGCAGCTTGAGAAGAAGTTCACGGAGGTCGATGCCTCCGTGAGTGTGCTGAAGGCGGAGAACGATTTGCTGAAGCGCGAGAACGAGCTCGTCACGAAGATGAGCAAGAAGCAGCGCAAGGCGTACGCGTCGATGACGCCGGACATGCAGAAGGACTTCATGGCGGGCGACGAGGAGAAGCGTAAGGCCATGTGCGACTCCGCGATGGGTAAGTTGAAGGAGAAGGCCGCCGAGGACTGCATGGACGATGCCACCAAGGCTGAGTTCGCGAAGGCCGGTCCGACCGTGCGCGCCGACATGATCGCGAAGGCTATCGCCGACATGGACAAAAAGAAGAAGGCCAAGGGCGGCAAGGTCGGGTCCGCTACCGACGACGATAACGACACGCAGGGCGATGATGGGGATGACGAAGACGACAACGAAGACGAGGAGACGCTGAAGCTCAAGAAGTTGCACAGTGAGCTGACCGACCGCGTCGTCAAGGCGGAGGCGATGCTGAGCGAGGTCAACAAGCGTGACAAGCTGAGTGGTTTCACGGCAATCGCGAAGTCGGAGCTTCCCAACACTTCCGGCACCGACGTCGAAAAGGGCGACATGCTCATGCAACTGGCCGACAAGAGCGGCGGCGTCGAGAGTGCGCTTTACAAGAGCGTGCTCGCGAGCCTCGTTGCCGCCGACAAAGCGCTGAAGCCGATGTTCGGCGAGGTGGGTAAGAGCGGCGCGGGCGGGCACTTCCAGCCCGAAAAGCAGCTTGAGTCCATCGCCAAGTCGATCCAGTCGCGCGACAAGATCAGCTACGAGAAAGCGTATGGCATCGCGATGGAGGAGAACCAGGGACTGTACAAGGAGTACGAGGATATGCATCGCGCGGCTGTGCGCTCGTATTAATTTCGAAATCGTTATGTCCTGAGTACGCTGGCGTCGTCCGTCGCGTACTCAGTGCATAAAAAGCAGGCAGTCAACGCAAACGAAAAGGAGAATCAAGATATGGCATGGGACAATGAAGTAAATCTTTCTTATAACGCTACGCTGGCGATTCTGGACACTGCGAACTTTACGTTCATGGAGTTGGATACCAACGGCGGCGCGGTTACGTGCACGCAGGGCGGACTCGCCATCGGCGTGTGCCAGGAGGGCGCATCTGCGGGCGACCCTATTCCCGTATGCAAGGTCGGCAGCATTACTAAAGTGCTGTGCAGCGCTACGGTCACGCCGAGTCAGTTCGTGGCGTCGGACGCAGCCGGTAACGCGGTGCCTGCGACGTCGGGTGCGCACTTCCTCGGCCAGGTGATACAGGGAGCTACGGCCGGTTTTCTCGCCGTGATCCTGTTCCAGCCGTCGGGCGCGAAGAGTTAGTCCGCGGGCGCGGACAGCAACCAAGAGAGTGAAAAAACGAATAAGGAGAAGCAATAGATGCCACTTCCCACATTAGGTGACGTGCATGTCAACCGCCCGCTGACGACTATGTCGGTGGGTTATTTGCAGGATCAGAAGGATTTCGTCTGCGATACGATATTCCCCGGTATTCCGGTGCCCTCGAAGTCGGATCTGTATTTCATTTACAACCGGGGCGACTACTTTCGGAATAACATGCAGAAGCGCGCGCCCGGCACCGCTGCTGTCGCGAGCGGTTACAAGCTGGCAACCGGTACGTACGTTACCGAGGTCTGGGCGATCAAAAAGATCATCGACGACCAGATCCGGGCCAACAGCGATCAGCCGCTTCAGCCCGACCGTGACGCCACGTTCTGGCTTACGCAGCAGTCGCTCGTAAACCGGGACGTCAACTTCGCATCGTCGTACATGACAACCGGCGTGTGGGGCCTTGACGTAACCGGCGTGGCCGGCACCCCGGGCACGAATCAGTTCCTGCAATGGAGCGCGACGGGTTCCACTCCGATTAACGACATACTGGCGCAGCAACTTCAGATCAAATCGACAACAGGCCTTTGGCCGAATGTGCTCGTGCTCGGCGCTCAGGTGTTTATCGCGCTGCTCACGAATGCGCAGATTGTGGATCGCCTGAAGTACGGCCAGACTGCGCCCGGCGCGGTAGTCGTCAGCACATCGGACCTGGAAGCGCTGTTTAAGGTCGAGCGCGTCGTAGTGGCCGCTGCGATTCAAACGACGTCGGCGGAATCGAATGTCGTCAACAGCGATACGACGCCGGATACGTTCGGCTTCATCGTCGGCAAGTCCGCTTTGCTCGCATATGCCGCGAAGTCGCCCGGAATCTTCAACGCTTCGGGCGGTTACACGTTTAACTGGACGGGATTGACGGGCGCGACGGCGGCGGGTATGCGCATCAAGAAGTACCGGTGGGAGATCGACGCAGCGGATCACGTCGAGATCGAGAGTGCGTATGCGCTGGCGGTCATCGGTAAAGATCTTGGCGTATATTTTGCCTCCGCCGTGGCATGAGACTGCTAGTACAAATAAAGTACTAGGTCTTAGAGAAGTGCATAACCTCTCTTTTGACACCCTCTATGTCCGCCGGTGTTCGTTTCCGTTTGCTGATGATTCGGTTGGCCGAGACTCGTAATCCGCGCCAACCGACTCCATTCAGTATCTATGTTTAACCAAAAACCAGGAGAAAATTATGTCAGCACTGCTTTGCGCACGCACGCCTGCCGACCAGATCGACTACGAACAAGAACGGTTCATCGTATGTAAGATCATAGGCGTCACGGCGTACGGTCGTAAGTTCGAGATGGGCGACGAGCTGCCGAAAGGCATATTGAACGCACGGCAGATGCGCGAGATATACGACACGCCCACGCGCCTTATCGAGACGATGGACTATGCGCTCGCGGACGAAGAACTACTGGCGCGCATGATGGCGCGTTCACCGGTCGCTTTGGAGGAGGATGAAGAGGAACCGGAAGACGACGAGGAAGACGCAGACGGCGACATCACCGCTTCGTCAACTCCTCCGGTAGTTTCGGAAATCCATACGCCTGATCATCGCGCGATATCAAAACGTCAGGCTCGTAAGCCTTCACGAAAGACATAGCCATCTCCGCGCATAGCTTATCAAGCTGCCTGCCGGTCATCTCCGGCGGTCCGGACTCGAACATCTTCTTGAGCACTTCATCCATGTCCGATTATACGTTTTCGTGGTCTGAAGTTTATATCGTGGGGAACGGGCCGAGCGCCGCGCGCCTGCTGCCGATGGTTCCTGCAGGAGCGAATGTTTTGTGCCTCAACGACGCGGTGTTCCACGTCGGCAGGCTGAACCGGCACAACGTCGCGTTCTTCACGCTCGACAAGGACTGGGTCCGGGCGCACAAAGACTTCCTCGCAGTCGCGCGCATCGAGAAGCACGTCGCGCTGCCGCTTGAGACGTGGCCCGACTGCGCAGGCATACCGGGCGTGAGGTACTACGGCTGGAGCCATATGGAAGGGCTGAGCGACGATCCGGACGTGATCGCGACGGGGCAGAACAGCGGATACGGTGCGCTCGGAATATGCTGGCATAAGGGCACGAAGGTGATACACCTCATCGGCTACGACATGGACCCGGCAGCGGACCCGAGCTATAAGTTCTGGGCTCCGTTTTTCGCGCACGCGTTGCCGCAACTTGATGCGAGGGGCGTGAAGGTCTGGAACCACAACGGCGCGTCATACGTGACTGCGTTTCCATTCGCTTATTTGCACGCGCATACAGGACGCTTGGAAGGTTGATCTAGATGAGCCCCATGCTTCCATCCACCTACTCCGGCGATCCGCTCTCCAGTCCGACCGACGAGGTACGTTTCCTCGTCGGCGATACGAATATGGCCGACCCGCAGCTCAGTGACGCGGAGATCAACTACTGTCTCACGCTCGTATACGGACCGACGCCGCCTGCGATATGGCCATCGACGGGTAACTACCTACCGGCTGCATATGCAGCCGATGGGATTATCGCTAAACTGAAGGCGCTCGTGGACGAGAGCGTAGGCGATCTGCATGTCAGCTACTCGAAGTCGCAAATGCAATTTCAGCAGGTCGCGAACAGGATGAGGTCTCGCGCAGCGATACAGGGCGTACCGTTCTATGTCGGCGGGCTGAGTCTCGCGGCTAAGATCGCGCAGTACAAAAATCGCGACCTTTTGGGAACGGCTGTCCGCGTGGACGGCATGGATAACTCAGATACGATGAACACCAACTCTAACGTTGGTAACAACGGTAATAATGACGCGGGATTCTAAGTCATGAATGCGTCCACGTTTCTACCTTTGTGTAAGCAGACGATAATCTGGCGTCCGCTGGTCGGTCGCGATAGTTATGGCAAGCCAATATACGGAATCGCGCAGGCATTCCCCGGACGGCGCACGTACAAGGCCAGCCGTGTCGCCTCGTATGAGCGCGGCACGAAGGGGCAGGGCCCGGAAGTAATCAGCGAGAGCCAGATATGGATGTTGTCGCTCACGCTCCCCGCGCCGAATATCAATTACGAGGATGCGGTGTACGTGGACGGAGATCTGATGATGGGGAGCGACCCGTCGAACCTGCCTCCTATATTGAGCGTAGCTCAGCCAGCGGACGAGACGGGCGCGGCGTTTTTCACTAAAATTTTCTTAGGTTCGTCAAATGGGTAGCTGAGAAGCTAGTCATAATCGCGCACACGTGGCCCAGGAACGATCCACGGCGCGTAGGACGCAGTACGAGCGCGGAAACGATATCGGATCGCGCTACAGCGCCCGCAAACGCCAATGGCCATACATCTTGCGATATCGGTCGATATCGACGTCCCGGCCATCGAGAATGCGCTGGAGCATGCGAGTGTCGCGGTCGAGTCGGGGGTTATGACCGGGAGCGAAGCGGTCGATTGGCTATCAGAGGATCTGCTTCGGTTTGTGACGGCTTCGTAACCGCGTCGAGCACACCACCCTGTTTCAGTATGACGTTGTGCCCGCCTTCCGTCTTGATGTTACCTTCGTCGTCCACGTACACGACCGTCATGAGTCCGCCGAAGTATTTGATCGCCAGGTAGGTGCCGAGCGGCGATATATGCACCTTGACGCTCGTCAGCTTCGAGCAATGTTTCAGTTTGTTGATCTCTTCTTTGCTGTATACTTTCCAATTCATGATCCTATTGTACGTTTCAGGAGACCTGCGATGCCGATGACGATAGACGGCCTTGATTTGTTCCTCGACAAGTTCAGCGACAAGCTTCTGCGCGATGCGAAGCAGAACGTCGCAGCAGCGCTGTACCAACGTGGCGAGAAAATCATGAGCGTATCGAAGCAGATCGTGCCTGTACTGACGGGAGCATTGATGAACACGGGCAAGGTCACATTACCGGTTGAAGACGGATCAGGTGTGATCGAAGTTACAGTCGGATACGGCGATGAGTCTGTGGGTTATGCGCTGTACGTCCACGAGGAGCTGAACGCGCCGTCGGGCGGGCCTATAAAGTACACGCGCCCCGGAAGCGGACCTAAATATTTGGAGCGGCCTGCTCTTGAGCAAGCCGGTGAACTGTCAGGCGATGTGCGTGACGCATTGATGAAGGCGTTCACGAGCTGATTATGCCCACACTTGCAGCCGGAGAGATCACGTGATTTTAGACGACATACGCGCGTACCTTATTGCTCAGGGTCTTGCGCCTGCGGATAATAATACGGCGGCACCGGGTATATTCAGACTTTTCGAGGGTTACTGTCCCGATGACGTAGACACGATGATGTGTCTGTTCGAGACGGCTGGCGGGCCTCCGCTGACGATGCAGCGCGAGGTGCAGGAGCTGCACTTTCAGTTTCGCTGCCGCGGGTCGCGGTTGAACTATCTCGCGACGCGTAACCAGTGGCAGGCGTGCTTCAATGCGCTTCAGGATTCGCAGCCGACATCTGCCTACGCGCTCGTGCAGGCGGTCCATTACGGGCCACTTACTTTTAACGATGATCGGGGACGTCCCAATTTTATAAGCAACATGAGGGCGATCCTCACGGCGGCGCAGGCGAACTCGTAATCGTATAATCGGGCATGACGATTCTTAAGTACCCACTGAGTTTTAAACCCAGGCAGACGCTGATGTTGCCGAAGGGCGCACGTTTGCTGTGCGTGCAGATGCAGCACGAGTCGCCGATGCTGTGGGCGGAGATGCAGCACGAGTCGCCGATGCTGTGGGCGGTAGTCGATCAGCATGAGACGGCAAAGGACGCAGTCACACTGTTGACGGTCGGCACTGGACACATTATGTCGGAGTCCGATGTATCCAGCAGATACATAGGTACGT